TATAAGTTCATGCCTGCATTTAAGAATAAGGTGTGGGATGGTAAGATAAAACTATTCAACCGTATGACAGGTGAGCTATCTGCTGGTCTGTACATATATGTTATTAAGTTCTGTTCAGAACGTGGCTACACAGTCAAAACAGAGGAAACAAGATACGGCAGTCCCACAGATGTTGCTGATGTTAGTGACCTCAATCCCCTCTTAGAAGATTTAAACATTCCGTTTGCCCCTCGAGATTATCAGTATGATGCAGTGTCAACTGCATTGCAGAGAACAAAAGCAATACTACTATCCCCAACCGGTTCCGGTAAGTCATTCATAGCATATCTGCTAATGAGATATGTCATGTCCAATGAAGAAGGCAAAGTTCTAATTATTGTTCCAACGACATCACTTGTTGAGCAGCTGTATGCTGACTTTGCAGACTATGGTTTTGATGTTGAGAACCACGTGCATAGAATATACTCTGGCAAGGACAAGGTAACAGATAAGACAGTAATCCTATCAACATGGCAATCCATCTATAAGCTGCAGCGTAATTGGTTTAAGCAGTTTACAATGGTGATAGGTGATGAATGCCACGGTTTCAAGTCGAAATCGTTGTCATCGATAATGAACAAAGCCACAGAGGCGAAATATCGCTATGGCCTGACCGGTACACTGGATGGTACACAGACTCATAAATTGGTTCTGGAGGGATTGTTTGGACCAGTATACAAAGTCACTACAACCAAAGCGTTGCAGGATAATGATACATTGGCACCACTTAGTATCAAAGTTCTGCTATTGAATTACTCAGATGAGGTGAGAAGAGATTATGGTAAGCGCACATATCAAGAAGAAATTGACTGGATTGTTAGCAATGATGCCCGTAACAGGTTTATTCGCAATCTGGCTTTGGATACTAGTGGAAATACTCTTGTTCTATATCAGCGTGTTGGAGCTCATGGGAAACCCCTCTTCGATATCATAAGCGCCAAAGCGGATGATGCGAGAAAGGTGTTCTTTGTATCAGGAGATACAGCGACATCTGACAGGGAGGCAATACGTCGAATAGTTGAGAAGCAGGATAATTCTATAGTTGTTGCATCACTGGGGACGTTCAGTACTGGCATCAATATTAGAAACCTACATAATATTATATTCGCATCCCCTTCGAAGTCTCAAATAAAGGTGTTGCAGTCTATTGGTAGGGGGTTGCGTAAGTCGGATAATGGTCAGGAGACCCAGCTGTATGATATTGCGGATGATCTGCATTGGGGTAAGCGAAATAACTTTACCCTTCTACACTCAGCAGAGCGTGTGAAGATATATGAGAAAGAGCAATTTAAATACATTATTGTAAAGGTGAATATATGAGTTATAATAGTATAAGTGAGAAGATGCAACGTAAAGCGGTTGAGAGCGGCATTGAGTTTGCAAAGAGAATTGGATTGGCACCTGCCAATATCATGACTCCGACCAAATTATCGGAGGAAGCAAAGACCCTTCACAAAGACATCAAGGTTAAAGTCCTCGGTGAGAAGGATATGGAAAAGCTTGGAATGGGTCTATTATTAGGCGTATCTCAAGGTTCTGACGAAGAAGCAAAGCTCATTGTAGCTGAGTACAATGGTGGGTCAAAAGGAGATAACCCTACAGTGTTGATAGGCAAAGGATTAACATTCGATATGGGTGGTAATTCAATCAAGCCTGCAAAGAACCTACATCAAATGAAGTTTGATATGCTTGGTGGAGGTGCTGTACTGGCAGCGATTAAGGCTGCAGCAGAATTAAAACTTGCGATCAACGTTGTTGCTATTGTCCCCGCCTCTGAGAATCTAATCAATGGTCGAGCAACCAAGCCTGGAGATGTACATACATCAATGTCAGGATTGACGGTGGATGTTCGAAATACAGATGCAGAAGGACGACTAATCCTGGCTGATGCCCTGACATATGCACAACAGATGTTTCCAACCGCGCGATCCACCACAACAGTCGCGACTCTGACTGGTGCCCAACTATATGCTACTGGTACGACGCACTCAGCGCTGTTGGGTAATGATCAAGAACTAGTTGATGAGCTTTTCGATGCTAGTGTTGCTTCTGGTGACCTAGCATGGCAGCTGCCATTTATACAAGAGCATTCAGATCAAATGAAGGGTCAGGAGGGTGTCAGTGATCTGATGAATATCGCGTCAAAGCCCGGCCCTGGAACTATTACAGCGTTTGCCTTTTTAGAAGCATTCGCTGAGAGTATTCCTTACACCCATCTCGATATAGCATCAACCGCCTCAGATGGCGACAAAGTTACGGGACGTCCTGTCGGACTTCTTGTGGAGTTCCTGGCAAGCAGATCTTAATACAATAGGTGATATTATGAATTACATACAGTATAAGTTGGTTAGTGGAGAGGAGATTATAGCAAAGGTAGATGAGGACGAAAATGGTGACATGTTTGTTAACGCCGATGCATCGAATGTTATAGTCGGAGACGTAATGGAGATTATACGGTCTGATGATGAGGGGTACAGGTATTACACCTTCAGACCATGGATGTGTTATCAGATTCTCTACAAACAATTGCTCAACTACAATCAAGTTGTTGGGGAGGCTCTACCAGATCAAATGCTTATGGACCAGTATCATAAAGCTATAGCACTTGAGCGAAAGTATATGGATGAGTTGACAGAGACGGCGGAGGAGAAGTATAAGGATCTTCTCGGGAAGATGATGGAGGCCGCGGGCATTGATCCCGATGATGTAGATCTGGGGTTGGATTCTGATCACGAATCTAATGTTGTGAGTATGTTTGATACTAAGAAGGATAGGTTACATTAATGTATGATCATGAGGTGTGGCCGTTGTTTCAACACCATCATAATTGGTTTAACAAGCTGTGGGTGGCTGAGAGATACGGATATAAGTGTGGGCCTTCGGGGGTAGCTCCTACCGAGGATGGAACGTATGTTATTAGACCGATATATAACTTATCGGGCATGGGAGTTGGTGCTCATGTGAAGAAGATTAAAGCGGGAGATTATCATGCAGTACCAGCTGGATATTTCTGGTGTGAGTATCTTCATGGTGATCACTACTCAGTAAATTACAAGTGGAAGCATTCTTATTACGAGGGTGGATCCTGGGAACCAGTCAGTAGTTGGAAGGGAGTTAACTATCCTGTGAATCTGACAAAGTTTGCTGAGTGGAAGAGATCGAATGTAATGCCTAATCTCAAGGATTATGATATGGATGTGTTATATGATGCTGGTGAGATTAATGTCGAGTTTAAAGGAAAGAGTATTATAGAGGTACATCTAAGACATTCTCCCGATCCTGACTACGACAAGTTTATTCCTGTATGGGAGTCCGATACTGAACCAGAATGTTCCCCTTCTGTTTATAAACTCAACGTTAAGTGTCAACATTATCTGAATGAATGTGGATATGAATTCCTACCAGACTTCGATGACGGAGATGGCCAACTAAAAGATCCGAGAATAGGATTTCTTGTAAAATGAACATTCAGCCCCCGCCATGGCGCAATGTAATTATACAACAAAAATCCCCAAAGGTCAACAGTTGATTTAAAATTAATTTTATGGTATAATAGATACAAATACGCAAAGGACCTATATTATGGCAAAATCTAAACGGGCAAGTATACACTATGTCAACAACAAAGAGTTCTCTCAAGCCGTTGTTGAGTATTGCACATCAGTCAAGGAGGCTAAGGAAGCGGATCAATCTCGGCCTATAGTAACTAATTATATAGCATCATGCTTCCTTAAAATAGCAGAGGGATTATCTCACAAAGCCAACTTCATCAGATACACATACCGTGAAGAGATGGTGATGGATGCTGTTGAGAACTGCCTAAAAGCTATCGAGAACTATGATATAGAGGTAGCTACCAGAACAGGCAATCCAAACGCATTTGCATATTTTACGCAGATATCATGGTATGCATTTCTTCGTCGTATCGCAAAAGAAAAGAAACAACAGGATGTAAAGATCAAGTACCTATCCCAGAGTGGATTGGAAGACTTTGTGTGTAATCATGAAAATGACCCAGAAGCTGCGCAGGTGATGCAATCATTTGTCGATCAGCTAAAGGATCGCATTGATGCAGTGAAGGATAAAGATACTGAATTCAAGTCATATGCAAAGGAAGAAAAGAGACGTAAGAAACGTGCTGTATACGTGGATTCGGATCTTGCAGGTTTTATGGAGTAGACAATGGCTTTTAATATTATGATGACTGGCACCGATGGCATGATTGGATCTCGGTTAGCTAACTACCTTGAAAAGCAAGGACACAGAGTACGACGATTTGATCCACTACCCGCTGATGTGACAGATCCAGCTGAATGGACAAAGCATGAGTATCCCTGGGACTTTGTTATTCACCTAGCAGCTCTTGCTGGTGTTCGACCTTCATTTGATGACCCAGAAACATATTACAAAAGCAATGTGTTGGGTACTCATGAAATGTTTAAATTTGCTCGTAAGTGTGGGTCTAAGGTCTTGTATGCTTCTAGCTCCAATGCTTATGAGTGGTGGGGCAATCCTTATGCCGCTACTAAAATGATGAATGAAGTACAAGCATTTAATGAGGAAGCTATTGGTATGCGCTTCCATACTGTCTGGCCTGGACGTGATGATATGCTTTTCAAGAAGCTACAAAAGGGAGAGGTTGAGTATATAAACAAGAATCACTATCGTGATTTTATCCACGTGGCTGATCTAATCGAAGCCATTAATCTTCTATTGAATAACTTTGATGATGTCCATAAGAAAACCAAAGTGGTTGACATTGGAACGGGCGAAAATATTTCTGTTGCAGCTGTTGCCAAAGCCATGGGTTTTATGGGACAATATAGGGATGAGAATCCACAAGGTGAGCGAGAATCAACTAAAGCTGATATTAGTGTTCTAACCTCTCTTGGATGGAAACCTAAACGAAATATTCTCAATAAGGGAGATCATGAAGATGTATCATAGTATAGACGAGCTGCATAAAAAGGCAAAGGTTTTGCTTGAGAAGACCACTGAAATTCATCGCTTGAGATATCAACTTCAGAAGTCCAATCCTCAG